CCGACACTTTTATGCCCGTACACAACCGGGTTGGTTGTGTCGTGCCCGCCGGTTGAATCGAACCACCGGTGCCGCATACATATGCCCCTAGCGCGCGGCCGCAACCATGTGCGGGCTAATCAGTGAAGCGGGCGGGATTATCGAACTCAACGGATACTAGGGGGATGGGTTTTCACACGCCCCGCGTCACTCTCTATACGGTTATCAATCAGCTAGCCCTAACCAGAATTTCCCCTCTGTCACTGGGTGCCCCCTGGCGGCTCTAAAGTCTCTGTTGCTTCTGCAGCTGTCTATGCTGCTGTCGTCTTCTCTCGGGTGGTTACCATGTCGCTAAGCTCTAGCCCGGTTGCCCGGTGCAATCTCGCTAGGTGCCCGATGCTCGGGCCTCGCCCTACACCGTTTCTCCAGTTAGCCAGCGTGTTTACGGATACTCCGAGGAAGTTTGCCAAGTCTGAATTGGTGTCTATCCCCAGGTTTGCTTTAGCCATCCTGAGAACATCGGGGTTCAGAATCTCAATCACTGTTGTTACCTCTGATTCACTTTTGTTCTCCCGTTTCCGGGTGGCTGTGTAACCAGCATACACCAAAATTTTTGTAGAAAATGCCAATTTTTTAGCGATTATTCACAAAATTTTGTGAATTTCGCGTGTTTACGGGGTAAAAACGGCCAAAAAAATTTTCACAACCAGTAAAAACTTAAACAGAAGGTGTAAAGTTAATTGCATGAGCCTAGGAAACTACATAAAACAAAAACTTGGACTGTCCGTAACAGCCCTATCCAGGGAAACAGGGCTAGAGTACAACTCCCTATACCGGCGCATGCGCGGCGATCAGCCCTTCACCATCGACGACATGGTAGCCATCCACCGCGCAACCGACCTTGCCCTGCTAGAAATGCTCACGGCCAACGGGTCAATCACCCCCGCCGAGGTAGCAGAACTACGGGCCACACCCGCACCCGACCTCACCCACGCAACAGACAGCGCGCTAGGGGCCGAAGTCTTCCGCCGCCTCACTGAAAAACGCGAGGTAGACCCGTGGGAAACACTCACCGCCGCCTACGCGGCCGTATAAGGGAACAAGAACATAGCGAGGAGTAACAACATATGGCACGCCCACCCCTGCCCATCGGATCACACGGCCAAATCACGGTGCGAAAGACGAAAGGCGGGGCGTGGGTAGCCCGCGCCACCATGCGGGATGTCACCGGAAAACGCCGCGACATCACCGCACAAGCACCCACCAGAGCCGCAGCACACACCAAACTACAAGCCAAAATCGCGGCACACTCCAAAGGTGCCGTAACGCCAACCACGCTAGGCGACGCAATCGACGCCTGGCACGACACATACACAGCCGGGAAATCTCACAACACAATCCAGCAGCGGGAAAAAATGGTGCGAGTGCACCTCACCGAATGGAGAGACCTGCAGCTAATCGAATGCACCGTGCCCACGCTAGACCGCATCATAGCCGCAGCAGCCAAGCCTAGAAAAATAACCAGCGCTAGAGGCAAGAAAATCACTGTCGGCGGCGTCTCCGCAGCTAAAACAGTGCGCATAGTACTGAACTTGATTATGCAGGAGGCCGTGAGGTCTGGTGCGATCCCCTTTAACGCGGCGGCCGCTACCCGTGTGCCTCACACCCCACGGAAAAAGGTGCGCGCCCTAGCCCCGGCCGAGGTGAAGGAAATTATCGAAATCGTCGATACCGCCTCAGCACCCCACGTATCCGGTGCTGGGCTGGCGCATCTTTGGCTCCCCGACATGGTGCGCGTTCTGGCAGGCACCGGCCTGCGCATAGGTGAATGCGTGGCCCTCAAATGGAAGGACTACGACCCGGCGCAGCGCACCCTGCACGTGCACGCCACCGCTATTATCATGCGCGGCTCACCCGTTCTGCAGGACAAGACAAAGACGGGAGCCGAGCGGGTAGTGCACCTTCCGTCTTGGTGTGCCGACGCCCTGGATGCGCGGGCGCTAAGATTCAACGCTAAGCTGGACGACTACATTTTTCAGAACCGATACGGCGGGATGATCAGTTTAGGTATTCCAACTCGGCGGCTGCATGAGATGCTGCCCGAGCGCTTCGGGTGGGTTACCCCGCACACTTTCCGCAGGACGGTTGCCACCACTCTTGAGCGTGAGCTAGGGATAGAGGCGGCGCAGGCGCAGCTCGGGCACGCCTCCGTTTCGACAACGCAATTTTATGTGGCCCGCCGGACTATGGCTATTTATGGTGGGGCGCTTGAAAAATTGGGTGGTAAATCGGGAGGTCACGAGAAACTCACGGAAAACAAAATGCATTTCAGTGAATTGCCGGAGGGGCAAAATGACCCGGCTAGGCGCATGATGGCTGAGATTGAGGGGCTTACAATGATTAGCCGTGAATCCTAGTGAATCAGCTCTTTAGATACCGGAAAAGTATCTATATAAACCCCGGAATCCCGGGGTTTTTCTTTGTGTTTTGGTACTTAGTCACGGTTTACTCACGTTTTTGCCTTGTTTTTCTCCCGGTTTTGGCTTGAACCATTTCTATACGGTATGTATAGTTTCAGGTGAGGGGGTAATCCCCGAGAGCCATAACACAAAAACAATGGAGGCAGTCAAAATGAAACCCGCAGCCGCATACATGATCGTCACCGAGCTATGGAGCGATGGTGTGAACCGCACCCGCCCGGGTGAGGGGAAATTCGCGGGCTACCGCACAATGGCGTACGCACCTAAGGCTGTAGGGCACACCACGCGGCTAGGCAAAATCATTTCACGCTCATACGGGAGATGGGATGCTACCGTGTCCGCAGCTGATGCGGTGGCGGCGCACGGTGAGAACCTGAGTGCCCTGGTTGGTTCACGTGGCCGCTATACAGTTGATGCTCTTGATGCTGAGGTGGCGCGTGAGATTACCGGGGATGCGGTGGGCGGGTACGCCATCAGCCTCAAGTGATTAGTTTCACTCGTAATAACTTGTATACGGACTATACACCCTGTATAGTATTAGATGTAGGGGAAACCACCCCACAGGAAACAACAACTAAGGAGCCGAGAATGGCACGCACCTATTCAACCCGCGACGAAGCTATCTACCGCGAAATCATCGAAGCTATCGAGGCCGGAGACGCAACCCGCGAAGAATACGACATCGAAGCAATCGCAGACGCCGTACTAGGCGACTATGAAGACGGATTCGCCCTCAAAGTAGAGGAATCCGAATTTTGGGACACAGTAGCCGCATACGCGATCTAACCCAATAAACACCCGAAAGCCCCGCCCACCACGGGCGGGGCACCCAAAAAGGAGCAACACAATGAAAAACCTCAAAATCAAGCGAGTTCGCCGCGGCTACCACTACATCATGTTAGACGGCGAGCAGGTAGGCACGATGGAACGCAGCGAAGGCGGCCCTACCCCCGCAGAAGGGCAATGGTTCGCCTACTGGTGCCCCTCAGATGCAGACATGATGGCTAACCAATGGGACAGGTGGCCTCGGGCATGCGCCCGTGGGCGCACCATGGCCGAATGCCTCAAAGAATTTGCAAAAAAATACTAAGACAGGAACAGCACAATGGAAAAACAGTACACCGCCCGCGTAATCGAAAACGGGAAAACCACAGCAGAATGCACCGGCACCCTGCAAGAGCTGGCAGACTGGGCATACAATGACCACATCGGCGAATACTCACGCCACGTTGAAGAGGGTGAACTGTGGGGCACGCCCGGCGGCGCATATGAGTGGTTCATCGACCACCCCGAGGTACAGAAGCGCGTCCGTGAAAATCTGAGCAGCCACGAGATACAAACCTTCTGGGCTGTCGAAGAAAGTACCCAAATCACCCTACACTCTGAGCCGATGCCCCTAACGGCTGAGGGGGTAGCCGCGTACATTGGCCGCAGCGAAGACAGCGTAAGCCACCACGGCAACCAATGGTGGGTAGAAGTCAAACCAGCCGAATAAAAAAGGAGGGGCGCCGCCCTTAAATCTCGCGCGGCGGCGCCCCTACCCGCATACCAAGCGGGAAACAACAACTTATAAAGATAAGTATAGAGAGGATAAAGAGGAATGACAAAGAAACCTAGCTACCTCGGCCCCAGCGATGTTGCGCGGCGCCTCGGCGTAACCCGCGACGCCGTTTACAAGCTTCTGGCTGTTCACCCTTTGGATAATGACGCATGGGGTGCGAACGGAACCCCCCTATGGCTCCCCGAGACAATCGACGCCTGGCGCGCGAAACACCCCAAACCACGCGGCCCGTACAAGAAAAAGAGCACCGAGAATGCGTAGCACATCATACGGCGCCCGTGACATGCCCGCCATCAAAAATGAGCTAATCGGGCACCTTGAGACGGCGATCAGCACATGCACACAAGGGGTCTGGCACATAGCCAAATACCGGACACACCGTGCAGGCATAGAAGACGGCGCCCTATGGTGGGTACACAAGGGTATGACCGAAACGGTCATAGACACGGCCCCCGAGTTCCTGCTGCACTACATGCCCCACATGGAGCATATGCCATCTGACGCCGGGGTAATCGTATGGGACGGCGGGACAGACCAGGTAGCCCCGTGGGGTGACGCGCCCGACAGCATCAGCGACGCATCGCCGTTCATGGTATCCAACCCTGCGACCATCCAAATTGTGGGTGCCGCATGGGTGCGTGAAGACCTCTACATGCTGCTAGGCACCTCACGCGGGCGCATATGGCGCGAAGTGGAAGGCAACACGGGCCTGTACGCCCGGCTATCCCGCCTACTAGTCACAACCTGGGCGGTAGCGCGTGAACCATCAATCGGTGAGGTACGCCCGTACCGGCCGCGCACACATGGGGCCACGCCGACCGGTGCGGCGCGTGACACCCGCGCTATCAACGCAGTGTACGTGCGTGAACGCCCCCACGGTAACGGGGCGGGAGGATCACGGCGCGGCATGGGCCACCGTGTAGAAGTGCGCGGGTACTGGCGAATGCAGCACTACGGGCCGGGCAACCAGCGTATACGCCCCGTATATGTTGCGGCGCACATGCGCGGCCCAGACGGTGCCCCGGTAGAATCCCGCCCATCGGTACACATCGTAAAAGAATAACGCCCCCCCGTAGGGCACAGGAACAACAGCAAAGGAAACGATAATGGCATTCCCACAGCGAGGCGACAGCGGCGATATATGGCTCACCCCCCCCCCGTCTCCTACATCAGCTCGGGGAGTTCAACCTAGACCCATGCGCCGCCGATCCGCGCCCCTGGGACACCGCGAAAGTCAACTACACGGAGCAACATAACGGACTCATAATGCCCTGGTTTGGGCGCGTGTGGCTCAACCCACCATACGGGCGCGGAATCGGGAAATGGCTAGAACGCATGGCAGACCATGCAGAAGCAGACGGAACCGGGATAGCGCTCATTTTTGCGCGCACAGACACAAAAGCCTGGCAACAACACGTATTCCCGCACGCCCACGGAATCCTATGGATCAGTGGCAGAATAACTTTCTGCCGCCCCAGCGGTCTAGCAGGCGCGCATCCAGCCGGGGCGCCCTCAGCACTAGTAGCCTACAGTGCGAAAGATGCTGAAATTCTCGCAGCATCAGAGATACACGGGGCATACACGGAAATACGCTAAAAGAAAGGAAATGAAAATGTGGGAATCACCCATTAGGCAGCTACCCATAAAGCTAGAGAAAGAAGAAGTCGGTGAAGACACTTACATGTACGGGCGCGTTGATAAATCGCAG